TTAATGGGTGCTGCTTTAATTCCTAACAAACAAATCTATCGTAAAAATAAAGACAAAGAGTTCTACATTTATTTTAGTGAAGATACAGTACGTAAAGCAAGTGAACTTTTTTTAATGAGAGCCAACCAAAACAATGCAACCTTAGAGCACGAAAAGAAAATGTTAGAAGGAATGTCAGTTGTTGAAAGTTGGATTATTGAAGACGAGAAATTAGATAAGTCAGTTAAATACGGATTTAGTTTACCTAAGGGAACTTGGATGATTTCAATGAAAGTAAACAATGATGAAATTTGGAACAAGGTTAAAGCTGGTGAAGTTAAAGGATTTTCTATCGAGGGATATTTTGTAGATAAATACGAAATGAGCTTGCAAGAAAGTGAAGACGAAATAATGATTGAAAAAATTAAAGATTTAATTAATAAATATGAAAACAGAAAGTAAAGTAAGCCCACGAGGTGGCAAAAGAGGGTGTCTATGTAAAGACGGAACATACAAAAAGAAATGTTGTGACGGTAGCTTAGAAGCTCAAGGAATAGGCAAAACAGCTGGTACAGGAACAGATATAGTAAATGTAACAGAAAACAACGGAGTAAGAACTATCGTTCGTCAAAACAGCTAAAAAAGGAACAAGTAAAAAATCAAAAGTTATAAACATATAAAATAAGATTACCATGAATACACAAAGAGCCGTTTACGAAAAACTATTTAAAGCTGATAAAACTGAGTTAGCTAAACACGAAATTGAATTAGCATTAATTGACGATGTAGATAAAGCTTATAAAGAAGCTATGGCTGCAAGAGAAAAATCATTTGAAGTATATTATACTGCAAAAACAGCTTGTGAAAAAGCATTGAAAGAAATTAGTGCTCTTAAATTAATCAATGAAAAAGCTTTACCGCTTTATGATAAATTAGACAAATTTGTTAAAGAAGTTGGTGTTTCTATGCCGCCTGTATATAAAGACCAAAAAGATAACTTAAATAGCGGATTAAAAAACGGTTTCGCAAGTAAAATAAAAACTTTACAAAGTATTAAATTTTAATAAAAATGAAAAATAGCCTAATAAACCAAATCAAAACTTTGCTCGGAATGGAAGTAAACCTTGAGCAAATGAAATTAGCTGACGGTGTAACAGTTTTAGAAGCGGATATGTTCGAAGGTGGAAACGAAATCTTTATCGTAACAGAAGACGAACAAAAAATACCTGTTCCTGTTGGAGAGTACGAATTAGAAGATGGACGTATCTTAGTAGTAGTAGAAGAAGGAATAATTGCTGAAGTGAAAGAGAAAGAAGTAGAGGAAGAAGAAGTAGAAGCTCCTGAAGCGGAAGTAGAAGTAGAAACTGAAAAGAAAGAAGAAATGGAAACTGAAAAAACAGCTCCTAAGAAAACTATCGAATCAGTAGTTAAAGAAACTTTCTTTTCTGAAATCGAAAAACTACAAGCTGAAAACGAAACTTTAAAAGCTGAATTAAGCAAATTGAAAGAAGAAAAAGAAGTAGAACTTTCAGAAGTTAAACCAATTTCTTTCAACCCAGAAAACGAAAACAAAGTAGAATCTATAAAAATTGCATCTAAAAGACCTCGCACTATTATGGATTCAGTATTAGAAAGACTAAATAAGTAACAATTAATTTTTAAATAAAAAAAAATGCCAACAACAACTTCAATCACAACTACTTACGCTGGAGAGTTTTCAGGTAAGTACATTGCAGCAGCTTTATTGTCTGCTCCAACTTTAGAAAAAGGCGGTATGACTATCATGCCAAAAGTGAAGTACAAACAAGTAATCAAAAGAGTAGCTACTGATGACATTATCAAAAATGCTACTTGTGATTATGACCCTACTTCAACAATCACATTGACTGAAAGAGTTCTTCAACCAGAATCTTTCCAAGTTAACTTGACTTTGTGTAAATCAGATTTCCGTTCAGATTGGGATGCTATCCAAATGGGTTACTCTGCATTTGACGTATTACCTAAGTCTTTCGCAGATTTCTTAATCGCACACGCTGCTGAGAAAGTAGCTGCTGGAATGGAAACTTCTATTTGGCAAGGTGTTAACGCAACTGCTGGTCAGTTCGCTGGTATCATGACACAATTAACAACTGATGCTGCTTTACCTTCTGCTCAAGAGGTTGCTGGAACTACTGTAACGGCTGCTAACGTAATCACAGAATTAGGTAAAATAGTTGATGCTTGTCCTGCTGCATTGTACGGAAAAGAAGATTTGAAAATCTATGTTTCTTCTAACATTTACAGAGCTTACGTTCGTGCATTGGGTGGATTTGCTGCTGCTGGAGTAGGTGCTAATGGTTATGACAACAAAGGGACTAACCAATCATTGAATGATTTGTATTTCGACGGTGTTCCTGTATTCTTAGCTAACGGACTTGCTGCTAATACTGCGTTACTTTCTCAAACTACTAACTTGTACTTTGCAACAGGTTTGATGAATGATATGAACGAAGTTAGAGTTATCGATATGGCTGACAATGACGGTTCACAAAACGTACGAGTAGTTATGCGATTTACTGCTGACGCTAAGTATGGTTTTGCTTCTGACGTTGTAACTTACGGTATTACAAACTCTGCTAACTAATATAAACTAACTTAAAACGAGGGGAGGTAAAATGCCTTCCCTTTTTTGTTTAACATTAAAAATATAATAAAATGAGCTGTGATATAGCAAACGGAAGATTAGAAGCCTGTAAAGATGCAATTTCAGGACTTTTAAACATTTACTTCATTAACTATGGAGATTTAGCAACAGAAGACATTACTTACGGTACTTCGGGTAATTCTGATGTAATTGAAGCATGGACTCCTGCCTCTCAATTGTCTTTGTACAAATATGAGTTGAAAGGTGCTAATGGATTTGAACAAACTATCCAAACTTCAAGAGATAACGGTACTACATTTTTTGAGCAAGTATTGACTGCACAATTGAAAAAGCAAGAACGTCCAAGAATCGTAGTTGAAACTCGTGACCACCAATATTTCTTGGCTGGACTTGAGCAAGGATGTGACGTAACTGCTGGTACTGTGTCAAGCGGTACGCAGATGGGTGATTTTAATGGTTATAATTTGACTTTTACGGCCATGGAGCGCATACCGGCCAATTTCTTGGATTGTACTACTGAAAGCGAATTAGCTGCTATCTTTAACGATGGTACTGATGACGCTATAATTGTTACCAATTAATCCATATATATCTTGCAGAAAGACCCTACCATTACGGTGGGGTTTTTTGTTTTTGGACAATTTCTAAGTTTTGGCGTTATAGATATATGATTGTACTAACAACAGATACAACCCCGCAAACATTTGCGTTTATTCCACGTAGTTCGACTTTTAATGACGTGTATATTACAGACGACCAAACAAATGAAACAGTTAAAATAACACCGTTTACATTTACAGAAGGTGAATATTATTCTACGTTAGAAGCTGAATATAATTTAGTTGAAAATCATTTTTACGATTTACTAATTAAAGACGGTGACACGATAGTTTACCGTGATAGAATATTTTGTACAGACCAAAGTATAGTAAGTTTTTCAGTTAACAACGGACAGTATGTTTCAAACACTACTGGCAATACATTTATAGTTTATGAGTAATATACACGTTTTAAATTTGTGAAGACAATAATTACTACCAATATCTAATCGACAGATACACGAATTCTACGACGAATAACGCTATTATAAACAATATTAGTAGATTAGTATATGGACGTGGTTTAAGTGCTTTAGATGCGTCTAAAAAGCCAAATGAGTACGCTCAAATGATGACTTTGTTCAATAAGGATTGTATTCGTAAAATGGTTATGGATAGAAAGATGTTAGGACAGTTCGCTATCCAAGTACATTATTCAAAAGACCACAAGACTATTTTAAAGGCTTATCATATACCTGTAAATTTATTAAGAGCTGAAAAGTGCAATAAAGAGGGTGAAGTTGAGGCATATTATTATTCTGATAATTGGTTAGACGTTAAGAAATACGCACCTAAAAGAATACCTGCATTTGGATATTCAAATGAGCAAATCGAGATTTTATTTGTAAAGCCTTACGCTGTTGGAATGAAATATTATGCTTATCCTGATTATCAGGGTGCTATTCCATACGCTTTACTTGAAGAAGAAGTTGCTGACTATTTAATTAACGAGGTTCAAAACGGATTCTCGGGCACTAAGGTTGTAAACTTTAACAACGGTGTTCCAAGTGAAGAACAACAAGAAATTATTTCAAATAAAGTTTTAAGCAAATTAACAGGCTCACGAGGTCAAAAAGTTATTGTAGCATTTAATTTAAACCAAGAAAGTAAAACTACTGTTGACGATATTCCTTTAAATGATGCACCTGACCATTACACGTACTTAAGTGAAGAATGTTTACGTAAAATAATGTTAGGGCATAACGTAACTTCTCCTTTGTTATTTGGTATTGCTTCAACTAATGGGTTCTCAAGTAACGCTGATGAGCTACAAAACTCAAGTATTCTATTTGATAACATGGTTATTAAGCCATTACAAGAAGAATTATTAGATGCGTTTGATACTATTTTAGCTTACAATGGAATATCTTTAAAATTATTCTTTAAAACGCTTCAACCTTTAGAATTTACAGACTTAGAAAACGCACAAACAGAAGAACAAGTAGCAGAAGAAACAGGAACGGAGTTAAGTTCACAAACTGATGCGTTAGCTCAAGCATTAATTGACTTAGGCGAAGACGTTGACCCTGAATGGATATTAATAGACGAACATGAAGTAGATTACGATACAGACGATTTAGATAACGAAATACTAAGCAAAGAACCTAAACAAAGTTTATTGTCTAAGGTTGTAAATTTAGTTAGCACAGGCGATCCAAGACCTAACTTAAGAAGCGGTCAGGATGCGGTAATTGACG